CGTGGGGCTTGGGTTGCGCGGGCTTGGGTTGTTGCGGTGGGCGTGGCGGTGGTGGCGGTGGCCGTTGGGTGGGCGGTGGTGGTTGCCTGGTACGTAGCTGTGGCCGTGGCCGTTGCCGTAGCCGTTGCCGTAGCCGTGGCCGTAGCCGTAGCCGTAGCCGTTGCCGTTGCCGTAGCCGTCGCCGTAGCCGCCGTAGCCGTAGCCGTAGCCGCCGCCGTCGCCGTTGCCGTTGCCTTGCATGGTCAGCTATGGGTGTAGCCGTCGGGCTCGATGCCCAGCCACATCCCCGCAAACTGCACCATGACACATCCGGGCCCGGGCTGCACCGTGCGTCGGAAAGCGCGATAGGGCCGGTATGACTGGTACGCTGGGGCTGGCAGCGTGGCACATGTGCGCAGCCACACCTTGTGGAGTGCTTTGCGTTGTGGTTTCGTGAGTGTGATCATTGTGTTACTCCTTCATCCGCAGCTTGGGGAGAGACAGCACCTGCTTGGAGATCGCTTTGCACTCCGCGTCCAACTGTTTCTGCCACAGCACGATGCCGGCCTCACGTTCGCGCAGCTTGTTCTCGCGCTCGGTGAACTGCTGCTCACGGGCCCGGATGTACTCGTGCGCGGTGTCGAGCGTCAATAGGGGTATCTTGAAGTCCAGCACATCCATGCTGTTGATCAGGCGCAGGAAGGGCTCCGCATCGGGTACGTTCAGGATGGCGGGCTTGTGTGTCGCCACCAGTTTGAAAAACCGGATGCAGGCGTCGGTGACTTCTGCGGGAAGCGGTGTTGTGTTTGTCTTGGCCATGATGGCACTCCTTACGTTGTCTACCTGTGACCGACAGGCGGCGGGGTTCGGTATGCAGACATTTTGTCTGCATGGGGTTGTTGCGGGACTATGAGTGGTGCGCACGGCCGGCCGCTGCCCGGCGTTTCTCGGTGCGCTCTTTCTCGCGGGCAGCGGTAGCGTCGTGCAGGGCTTCGGTCGCTGCGTGCAGTTTGTCGGGGTCGCGTAGTCCGTTGAGCGTTGCCGCGCGCCAGTCGGCCAGTTCTTTCTGACGTTCAGGCGGCAGCAAGTGCACCCAGTTCACCGGGGCCACGTCGTCCACGCCCCTAGTGTAGGCAACGTCTAGCGCTTCGTTGAGCGTGTCTATGAGGATGGCGTCGCCGTCATAGCGCCCGGTATGCTCCATGGTGACCGTGGTACGCGCAGACAGCTCCTTGGCAAGCCAAGCGATGAGCTTGTCCCATCGCACATCGGATGCGCTCTGCTCCATCGAGGCACTGAACGGGACAATACGCTTACCGCGGCACTCGATCTTGGCGTACAGTACGTCGAACGCCTCCATGAATGCAGCGTGTACTTTGCGCGGCACCCAGTTGCTCCAATGTAACCCGTCGCCCGGCAGCCCGCGTTTGGCGGCGATCTCGGGAATGGTCAGGTTGTCCAGATTGAGCGTGTACGCTTGCTGGATGGTTTGCTTGGTACGCAACAGCACGGTCAGGTACGGTTCGTATACCGGCCCCTTCTCTGCCCACTGCGCATCCTTACGCCAACGCGCCATGTTGGACTGCTTGTTCTTGATGTCGGCGTTCAGCGGCTCCAGCAGCCGGGACCAGTCGCGCGCAGCGGTCAGCTTAATGCGTACGTCGTTTTGCTTGCAAATCTGCTTTGTTAAGCGTTCTGCCTCTGTAACCGACAGCCCGTTCTCACGGAGCAGCCGGAAGGTTTTAGATGCTTTCATAGGACTCCTTAGTGCAGACAAATTGTCTGCTTCACACAGTATACGGGATATTTCCGTGATTTCGATGCACGTAAACCGAGGCCTTCCTCGCGGAACCCGCATGGATACTAGCTCTCCCGAGCTTCACATAAATTACCTCGCAGAAAAAAAGAGCAAGCATTGATCCATGCGAAGGACTTTACGTAAGTCCGAGAGCGAGAAGAGCGAGCGTACGTATTCTCTTTTATTCTCCTTCTTACCTTAATTTAATTAGATATAGATAAATAAAGAGAAGTAAAACAAAAAAGCCATACAAATCAACGTGCTAGGTACACGCCGCGTAAGGTAGTGGTGTACGCACATTGAAAATCATGAAAACCACGAGAAAGCGTACATACGCTATAAGAATACCTTATGCGTATGTACTTTTGAATGCCTTCTATTAGCGGAACTGATGCTCAACGAGGCGCCGCGTGCGGATTCCGGGCACCTTGATGACTCGAATCGCCTCGTAGGTGGGATGTACGCTTACTGTACCGTTGACCCATGCACGTGCCCACGGGCCGAAGTCTGGGAGCGTTTCCACCGTAACGACAGGTGCAGACAAAATGTCTGCATGAGTGGTCAGTTGTCCGAGGTCGTGCGCTGCCATGTGGAAGTGCTCACGAGTCCATTCGCGCTTGAGGGCCAGGGCCATACGAGCAGCGCGGGTGACGGTGTAGTTGTAGGATGCTTGTGACATGATGTGTTTCCTTAGAGTAACGTAGTGCAGACATTTTGTCTGCATGGTGCGACGCACCACATAGCCCTGACTCGCAGGGCTACAGGATGGGAACGCAAGGTTAGAACGCCACCTCGCAGGTGTGGAACAGCTCCTCGATCTCGTCAGGCGTGCGCCATTCGTGCAGCATCGCCTCCATCTCCTCCCGTGCGGAACGCATCTCGCAGTATTCAGCGTAATCATCGCACTCCCACTCGGCGTACCAGAGCATCACGTAGTACGTGATCCGCGCCAGTGTATCGGCGTTGATGTTGGTGACAGGCGCAGGTGCCGGTGCTTTGCATGGCCCGTTCCAGATACGCTGCACCCGCGCCAATGCGCTGTCATCAGGGGCAATCGCCGGCCACATATCAAGGTCGATGGAACCCGCCGGCTCCACATAGGTTGCCTGTGCCGACGTCACTGGTGCAGCGCGTGACGTGCTAACGATAGGGTATTCGCCTACCACGATTGCGTTGGCCGCGACAGTACGTGCCTTACACCGTGCATTGAAACCCGCCGCGAACGGCCATGTGTGTGTCTTGTCCATGAGATATTCTCCTAAAGAAGTTATGCAGACAAAATGTCTGCGTTAGATCGCGCGCAACTCGCGGGCCTCGTAGCCCACGCCCTTCACCGGCATCATCTTGCCCGTGAAGAAGTCCGCCTCTCGTGTCACGCCCTCCTTGGCGATGAGGATGAGCGGCTTATTGTCGAAGGATGTGGCAAAGCCACGCACTGTGAACACGGTCTTGTCACCACGCCATACCTTGGGGTCACGCTTAACCCGATCACCAATTGCAAATGCAGCCATGAGATTCTCCTAATAACGTGAATGATGTTGTGTTGAACCCGCCGAATCCCCGCGCTCAGATAACTCCGTAGCAGGAATCCGACGGTGATTGAATAAACGTATATACGCTTACTGTGCAGTTGCGATGTATGACAGGATGCCCTTACGCATTGATGCGTATGTGTCGAAGGTCGCGTCCAGCTCCTTGAGTAAGCGTACTTGTGCGGCAGTCAGCACGATCTTGTCTGCAACCTTTGCAGACATTTTGTCTGCAAAGCCCCGCAGCTCACGGTTAACACGTTGCTCCAACGCACTGCTTCGAACAGCCATACCCGTCGTGTCATCACGTTGGGCTTGCAGCTCTGCGATGGCGCGCGCCTTCTGTTTGTCGCTCAGGTCATCGCGATGCAACAGCTCTGCACATTCGTGGTGCACGTATCCCGTGGCGAGGGCAATTCTCGCATTCTCTTTGCTGATACGACCTTCGCGATAGTCCGATCGAACCACTGCACGTGTCGCAGCGTAGTTGATTGACGCCCGAATGAGGGCATCAATGTGAGCCAATGTTGTTTTGGAAACTGTGGGGGAGAGAGTCTTAGCAGCCATGATGGCCTCCTATACCGAATGCTTGGTAACACCCTAGCGTCTTTCGATACCTCAATTGTAGGAATGGGGGTCGGCAACCCTCCCTCGGTTGACCCCACTACCCCCCTACCCCCACTTGCTATGTGCCACGACGGCGCCGATATAGAACACTGTGTCAGAAGAACGATTACCAATCCATAGTAATTTTGTCAACTATTAATTTCATAAATTTTTTTGCTATAAAAAACATAGCACCACGGACGAAAAAAAGCCACCGGAGCATTGCGCGCCGGTGGCTTCAATCAAGGAGACTCACGTGTGAGGAAAACACAACTAAACCCCACGCCGCCATTATATGCTACATTTGATATATCACAAGGGTTTTGCATGCTTTTCGAACACTTGATCGATCCAGCTTTTGAAGTCATCGACGACCTCCCCGCGGAAGCCATCTTCAACGCGCAGGTGGAGACGCTCGACTGGCTGGACGACGACGCGGCACCGGTGACCGGCAGCCCGCCAAAACCCCGCGACAGCGCCTTAGCCCAGCAGGCCTTCGCAGCGCTCACCGCCGGCGCACCCCCGGACAAGCAGCTCACCGACATCAAGAACCTCCGTACACCGGCGGCCGTACGCCATCTCGTGGGGATGCTCAGTGCCTACGACTGGGACTTCGTGGAGCAGGCCAAACAGCTTCGCGGCTTCGTGGTGGCCAAGCTGCTGGAGGAGACAAAGGACCCCGTGGCGCGCAACCGGCTCAAGGCGCTGGAGCTTATCGGCAAGATAACGGAGGTAGCCGCCTTCACCGAACGCTCCGAGGTCACGCACAAGAACGAAGACTCAAGTGTCATCGAAGAACGGTTACGCGCTAAACTCAAGTCCTTGCTCCCGCCAACAATCGAGGTGCAGGACGCCGAGGTGAAAGAGATCGCCATCGTGGCGCGCGTAGCGCCCACGTACGCTAAAGACACATGATGGACGAGCAGCACGACCTTACCGAAGCGGACATCGAGGCGCTTCTTGCGGCCGTACCGGGGATGCAGGGTAAGGAGCAGGAGGCGCTGCTGGGCGACATCGAGAAGTGGCAGCATTCGCGCACGATACGCGCGGCCAAGGATGACTTCATGGCGTTCTGCCATTACGTTTACCCGAACTTCAAAGAGGGGCCACATCACCGGTTCCTGAAACCGATCCTGCACCGCACCAAAGACGGCACCGAGCCGCGGGTTACCGTGAGCATGCCGCCGCGCTTCTCCAAGTCGGAGACCGTCGCCTTTCTGTTCGTCGCGTGGTACCTTGGGCACAACCCGTCCCACCACATCATGATGGTGACGCACACGGCCGACCTGTCCGCAGACTTCGGCCGCAAGGTGCGCAACCTGATCGACGACGCCAAGTACAAGGAGATTTTCCCCGACACCATCGTCTCCAAGGACAAGAGCGCTTCATCCAACTGGGCGACGACGCTCGGCGGGAAATATCTGGCCATCGGTATCGGGGCCAACGTGGCCGGCCACGGCGCCCACCTGCTGATTTGTGATGACTTGGTGTCGGAGCAGGCGATGCTGGCCAATCCGGAGGTGCAGTTCGCCAATGCGTGGGAGTACATGCAGATCGGCCCGCTGCAGCGGCTGATGCCGGACGGTAAAATAGTGATGATCGGCACGCGCTGGGGCAAAAAAGACCCGATCGGGCGCGCGCTGCAGTGGGCGATCGACAATCCGGACTCACCGCAGTGGTTGGAAGTACGCTTTCCGGCGATTTTGCCTTCTGGTAAGTCGTTATGGCCAGAACAGTGGCCTGTTGAGCAGCTACTCTCCAAAAAGGCGTCGATGTTGCAGCAGTTTGGGTCCGCGCAGTACATGCAAGAACCTACCTCCGAGCAGGGCGCGCTCATAATACGCGAATGGTGGAAGATTTGGCAGCACGA